ATGACCCATTGATTCCAAGTCATTCATTTCCATTCCCGCTATTTTTTCTGAACTAGACTTGTCCCTTACCATCGGACAAACTTTGTTTAAATTGCTTGATGATATCACAACACCAGCAGCATGTTTTCCTTGAGATTTAAAAGTGCCTTCTATACGCATTGATTGTTCAAACAACTTTGCATAGTCACCTTCAAGTTCACCGTCGTCATTCATTCTACAGTAGTCCCTCAAGACTTCTGGCTGATTCATTAATGTCCATTTGATTACAGACGGATTGTCCATTTCGGCTAACTGATCAGAAATTTCATGTTCGTGAGGTAGGCTTTTTGTGATTACATTCATTTCATCATAACCACAAGCATCGTTCATTCGCAAAACTTCTTTTAATGCACTTCGCCCTTGAAGTCTTCCAAACGTAACCATTTGACTTACTTTGTTCTTGCCGTATTTTTTACGGATGTGATTAATAGTCTCGTCTCTTTTTGAGGCTGGAACGTCAATGTCAATATCTGGTAATGATACATGACCTTCTGTGTTTCGTCCAGCGTTATAGAAACGTTCAAAGATTAAACCGTACTCAATAGGATCAACCTGTGTGATACCCATAAGATAAGATACTAAACTTCCAGCGGCACTTCCACGACCGGGTCCGGGAAGCCATCCATGAGAGCGTACATTGTTTACTATATCTCTAACGATTAGGAAATAGCCAGACAAGTTAGCATTGCTAATGACTTCAAGTTCTTTTTTTATTCTTTCGGTGTATTCATTTTTGACACCTTCTGTATTAACCCTACCGCTAGGAATCAATATGTTTTTCCATCCATCACGACATAGTTGTCTTAGGTATCCTTCTTCTGATTGGCTTTCTGGACACTTGAATTTTGGAAGCATCGGATGTGAAAGGATATCATATTCCTCGCACATGTCAGCTATTCGCATTGTATTCTCTATCTCTACTTCGGTATGTAAGCCTTGTATTTCTTCCAGCGTGGGTATGTGAAAGTTGCTTGACTTCATAAATGCAGAGAATCCAACCTCTTCATTATTAATAAGCTTACTTTTAATTTTGCGCAATGTTGTTTTCATTGACGAACACAAAAGTAGTAAGTGGTCTAAAGAATCTTTCTTCTCTGGATAATGAGAGTCAGCAGTTGCTACAGATGGTATCTTTAGTTTCTTAGCAATGTATCTCATTCCTTGAGCGACAAGATTAGCTGCTGGTGAATTTTCTTGGTCTATACATTGGACTTCAATTAAGAAGTTTTCTTTACCAAAAATGTCCATATACTTATAGGCAATCTTTGTAAGATTCTCAACCCAATTTGGATCTATGTAATTCTTGACACCGTCTTCTGTTTCTTGGTTGTAAGCAAGTTTAAAGTTTGTAAAAATTGCATTAGCCATGTCGCTTCCAAGATGACCACTAAAAGCAAGAACGTTTCCGTCTGCATATTCTCCTAGCATGTCTAAGTCTAATCGTGGCTTATAATAGAATACATCTTCATCATTACTTCGAGAAACAGCTTCGATGAGTTTCTTCCAGCCCTTTTTGTTTTTGGCTAAAACGCACAGATGGCTCAAGCCTCTGTTTTCTGGATTCTTAATGGTTGCAGATTCTTGACTTAGATAAAACTCACACCCTAATATGGGTTTGATATTTTTATCTTTCATAGCCTGCGTAAAAGCTACCGCACCTGATATAGTTCCGTGGTCAGTCAACGCACAAGAGGCGTGTCCTAATTCTGAACATCGAGACGCAATCTGGCTAGGCTTGCTAAGACCATCCAGCAAGCTGTAATGCGAGTGTAGGTGGAGTGGTGTCCAACTCATTTTTTGCTGTCTTCCGATAGTCTACCACCACCGTCTCCGTAGGTAGTAATCTTTCCAATATCTCCGTATTCTTCAACAACTGCGTTTATGCCCTTTTTTCTTACTTCATCACTGATGTGTTGGCAAACGCTTTTATCTGTGTCTTTCCAAGGCTCACTAAACTTGCATAGCTTTTGACACTTCCAATGCCGATTTCCTTTAGAAAGAAGTCTTGGATTTTGTATGTCTCTTATTTGTTCAAATTTCTTCTTGAGAATACCTTCTGCCTTTGCGTAGTCTTCTTCGTCAAAGACTAGGGAGAACAATCCGCCGGAATTAATATAGTAAATACTTACGGCAAATTCTCTATCTGGATATTCATTCTTTAAGGCATAATAATATAGAAGAAGCTGCGTATCTTTTTGAAGACTTTCTAAAGTTTTTTCTTCTCCGGTAGCCCAGTTAAGCCTTTTGCCGGTTTTGTAATCTAGTATTTCATAGTAATCGCCGCCCTGACTGAGGATAAGGTCTACCGTACCCTTAATAGATAAGTAACCCTCTATGATTTCTCCACCAAGCTCATAGGAATATTTTGCCCATGGCTTCTTGATTTCAAAGTCAAAGAACAATTCCGTCGCGTCTACGTCTTGGTTTCTAGGGTCTAAAAATCCATCTCTATAAGCTACGGCTTTTTCTGCCCATTTTAAACAGGTTCTTCTATCTGCGTCTGTTATGTCTACTTCTGGGAAATTTGAAGTGTAGTAATCAAAAGCTATATCGTTTAATAACTTTAGGTCGTCACACTCATCAAGAGTCAAGGTTTTTCCGGTTTCTTCGTCTTCGACCTTTTTTAATCCATTATTCATGGCAATTTTTTTATCACCAAGAGTTTGCATAACCTTATGCACTATTGTCCCCATCAAGGCTTTCTTATTAGTTTTGTCTTTGAAGGACAAATTGTATTGTAAGAAATACTTCTGCTGACAAAATTCTAAAGTTCCCAGACTACTGCTTCTGTGATAACAAACTATCATATATTATGCCCATTCCCAACTTTTTAGTATTCCTAACAATTGCTTGTTTGTTTCGTCAATGCCCAAGTCTTGGTTGTCTAGGACATAATCGAACCCTTCGTAGCTGTCCAAGGATATTTCACTACCGTGTGAATCTTCGTGTGGCTTCCTAGTCAGTCTAATTACTTTTCCGCCAGCTTTCTGGATAGCCTCTACTTCATTTGGAAACCTTACATCTGAGACAATAGCGAGTCCTGTCCCACTTTGGTTTATTCTATTGACGCAACTGTCAACCCATATGTTTGGTTTTATTTTTCTACAAACTTCAGTTCCGAAGTATTGTAAAAATTCTCTAGCAGTAATGAATCCGGTTTTTTCTGAGGGGATTGGAAGGTCTTCCCATTTTATATTGATGGGTGTATTCTTTTGATCATTTGTTCCGTAGCATTGTTCTTCTAGCAGTCCAAACAATTGAATTGAAATTATTTTTAATGGGTCTGCAAAACCAAACGAACGAACATAAGGCCAAATAGGCTGGGACGCATAATCAATAAAGTCTGAATCTCTTCTTTCTATATCGAGAACTCCAAGTCCTTCTTCTTCTTCACCTTTCTCGTTGATGGTTTTTGCATTTACAAGAAGCTCTCCAGTATCTGGATTCATCAAAAACTTTTCAATAATTTCATTTACTCGTAATTGATAGCCATGCAAAAAGTTGGTGGATGTTGTCTTACCACTTTGTTTAGCTCCAGATAAACCGATTATGTTAGGCATGTTTCCCCTCCAGTTGAGGTTTAATTTCTTTTATTATTTCTTCTATTGTCATGTCGCCCATGTCCTCTCCAGAGAACTCAGGTTCAATTATGTTAAATAGCGTGCTACATTTTTCTCGTATAGACACTTTTGCTTTTTGCCCAGCTTCATCGTTGTCGGTAAGTATAACTACGGTGAAAGCTCCAGACGTTTGTATAAGTCTTGACTGTGCGTCGCTTAGGCTAGAGCCAAAGATTCCAACACAGTTTTCTATTCCCGCTTCGTGAAGCCTCCATACGTCTCCTTGACCTTCTACGAGAATAATTGTTTTTGTTTTACGAATCTTATCTTTTGCTAGCCAATAACCATAAAGATGAGAGCCTGTATGAAAATATTTTGAATTTATCCACTTGTATCCATTATGGTTTTCGTGGGGCGTTCTTCCAACACACCCAACGTATTTGTAGTTTTCGTCATAAACCGGAGCCACAATTCTCCCGTTCATTTGTTTTCCTTGTGTATTGCAGTTTCCAACATCAAACTTGTTTAGTATTTCCTTTGAATAACCCCTATCTAAATAATAGCTTGGAGGCATCGAAAGACTATTTCTTATTTGTCTACGACTGATGTTTAATGTTACGGACTCTCTTTCTTTTGTCTGCTTCGCATATCTTTCTAAAAGAGCAGGCATGTCGCTAGCCCTGTCTTTTATTTCAGATTCAGATATTTCTAAAAACTCTTTACAGAACCTTACTGTTTCCGCAAAGGTGACATCCTTCCCTTTTCTTTCGCTCAGGATAGCCCGAACAAAACCCATTATTGAATGTGTATGCTCCTTCTCACAACCTCTAGTCCAACACTTCCAAGCACCTTTCCATTCTCCGTGAACAGTCATCGTGCATCCTTGAGGGTTGTCAGCCCCTTCGTGTATAGGACAAGTAAAACCATAATACTCGTTATTGTCTGTGTAGTCAATTTCTAAAAAATTAAACAGTTCATCTATTCTGTCTGACAGTATATCGGCTAAAGCTATTCTAGAGGCTCTACTAATTATCATTAAAAAGGCTCCTCAATTTCTTCTTCTCCACTTTCAATAACAAAACCTTCTTTTTGAACTCGGGAACCCTCAATAGATTCTGATTTTGTCATTCTCTCTTCAACGGTTCCAATCTCGCCCTTCATGTCAATATTTATATAATCGTAATCGTCTAATCCTCCGCCATGTCTTGAGACAATTGGGATGAGTTTTCTATTTCCTGTCTCCCCACCGTCTTCTGCCATTTCTTCATCAGATTTGTTCTTGAATA